AAACAAAGCATATACAGATAGAATAACTGCTGCTGTTGATCCTTTTAATACTTTAGCGATTTGGTTATATCCAAGTAAAGATAATCCAAACACTACTGGAATTTGCGATAAACTTTTGATATACAACTATGTAACTCAAAAGTGGTCAGTTGCTAAAGTTAAAGCATCACAAATCTTTAAACAATTTGTAGTAGCGAACACAGTTGAGTTGATGGATATTATAAGTTCTGATCTTGATGAAATAAATATTTCACTTGATACAAGATTTTGGGAAACAGGACATTTGTATTTAGGTGCAGTTGATGAAAATTTCAAAGCAGCTATATTTTCTGGAAAAAACTTAGAAGCTGAACTTGAAACAAAAGAAACAGAATTATTTCCAGGTCTTAGAGCTAACATAACAGCAGTAAGGCCATTAGTTGATGCTTCGTCTAATGTAGTTATTAAGACAAGAGATAAACTTGCAGATACAGTTACAATCTCATCATCAAGTACTATGAATACAACTGGCATAGCTCCAGTAAGACAAAGTGGTAGGTATTTTAGAGCTAATGTAAAAATACCAGCAGAAACAATTTGGAATAATGCACAAGGAATTGACTTAACAGCTAGTCAAGGTGGATCAAGATAATGAGTGATAAAATAGATATAGATAACATTAGATATTCTTTTGAAGCACAAGAGCTGTTTCAAAGACAAGTAGAGGAAGCTGTAAATACATTAATTAATAAAAATAATACTGAAAGCGATAAAGCATTTAGTTGGTTTATGAATTAGGAGTAACATGACAACAAACATTAAAGATTATTCAACAACCCAAGCAAACAATACAACATTAAACTCTATTGATGTTAATGAGGGTATGCTACCAAGTAATCTTAACAATGCCATTAGAGCATTGATGAAGAATACTAGAGATTGGTTTAATGATG